ATTCAGGACCATATGCCAATACTCTACTTGCTATTAAAATAGCGTTCTTATCTCCCATCAATAAATCATCAGCCTTTACACCATCTTCTATGACAATTGCTTCTAATAATTTGTCCAATACGATTCCTTTACGAATTAAATTTGGAGATGCCAATATATCTTCTTCTTTGGCGGTCATTAATTTAATTGTAACCTCACCTTTGGATAGTGGGTGTGATTCTGGGTAACCTAATCCCTTTGATGGTAAACTAATAACCTCAGTTGCGAAGTCATATACTTTTTTAGGTTGTGTAGGTGCAGCTTGTGTCGTTCCTAACCCTCTTTTAACTTGTTGTTCTACGTTTTGTTCTTCCATAATATTAATAACTTAATGTTTATATATAAGTATATACAAATAAAAAAAGGAGAACATTTCTGTCCTCCTTTTAACTATTTTAAAGTTTACCTATTAGAGATTAGTACTCAAGGATTGCGTAATCGTATGCTAATGTTAATTCAATTGATAAAGGGTCATTTGAAGCCCAATCTAACTCACCGAAGTTTGCTGAAGAGATAAATGCTCCTTTTAATGTCCATTGTTCAACTTTATCACCTACTGGTCCTAATAAGAAGAACGTAATATCTTTCTTATAGAAAGCTGCGTATCCATCTCTACCTGTTAATGATTCGTGAGATTGTCTAATCCACTCCATAACTTGCTGTGCACCTGATGGTACAATTGGGTCATAAAGAGTGATTGTTACATCATCCCAAGTTGATTTACCTTTAATTTTTCTTTTTACGTTTATGTGGTCTAATTCAACTACTTCCGATGTGAAAGTTGGTCTATTAGCGGTCTTTATCATATACGATTCTATACCGTTGATTTCCATTATAAATCTATTACCTAACTTTGGTTCAAAGTTGGTATAGAACATTTTATCAAACTCTAATACTTCTGGCATTTTCTTCTCTATTTAATTGTTTCTTTATATAAATATCTATTTTTTAAATTATCCGTTAAAAGCGGCGCCAGTTGGTAAGATGTTGAAATCGATTTGAATGAATTCAGCGGTTCTTGTTGGTTGTAAGTAGATAGCCCCTTTCATAATGTTTCTATCAATTACATCTGGTGTGTTATTAGTATCATCCATTACAACACGGAATGCGTACAAACCTTGTCTTTGTTGGATTGATTCTAAATACGGATTAACTATGTTTAAGAATCTATTTCTTGTCTCTGAAGTGTTTTGTTCGAATACTAAATATCGAGATGTAGATGCGATATACTTTCTAACAGTCAATAATAATCTTCTTACGTTGATTCTATCTAATGCAGATGGTTTATCTTGTAAAGTTTTTTGTCCGAATACAACGATACCTTGTCCAGGAAATTGTACAATTGGATTTACTTTAGCTTCATATAATGTATCTTTTTCAGATTGTGTTAATCTATTCAATACACTAACTGCTCCTACTAATCCACCTCTATTCAAACCGGCTGGTGCGAACCATTCTGCTGCTACTCTATCGTTTGCTGCGAATACGCCAGGTAATAATACTGAAGGTGGAACTGAAATTAATTTGTTTGTATTAATATCGATTGTCTTAACCCAAGGATAGTAAGTTGCTACCATATTTGAATCAACTGCATCCGATTGAGTAGTAGCTTGTGAAATTGAATCACTTACTGCTGTCGAATCCATAATATAAAAACAATCGTTTCTTTCTTCAACCATATCTAATACTGAAGTTGCTACTGAAGTATGTAATCTTCTAATAACACCTGGAGTTACAACCATATTGATATCAAATTCATCAGCGTTAGATAATGCAGATATGTGTTTACCATATGCTACTGAACCTGAAGATAATGAGTTTGTTAAATCGAAACCTTGTGAGTTTCCTGCTACAATATCAGAACCTTTATAAATTGGTGTTGCTGGGCTTTTACCATCAAATCCATTTTGGAATGCTACAACTAATTGTGCTGAAGTTGAACCTACTGATAACGTACCACCATTTGCTGAATCTAATCCGAATACAGAGTTAGAACCTATACCTGCTCCTGTTGGAATTGGTTTTAAGTAGATTGCGTTATCGGTATTGTTATCCAAATCAATACCACCATATTGTGTTATTGATGCGGTTACAAATGATACAGAAGGAATTAATGCTCCTACTGCTGCTGATGCTGATATTGGTAAAGAGTATGCTGCGTGTCCGAATGGTACTGCTTGTACAGGAGCCGATTCGTTTAAATTGGCAACTCTAACATATTTTGAATTATTAACCCAATCGCCTGCTTCACTAATTTTACCTTCAGAATTGATAGATAATTTTCTATCACCAATTACTCTACTAATATAGTTAGGAGAGTTAGGGTCTAAGTTTACATTTGACCAAGTTTCTAATACGTTCTTTTTCTTATTTGTATCGGCAAAATCTCTAACAACAACAGTGAATGTACCATAATCAGTACCATTTACACTACCAGCTGATTTAATATTTGTGATACCTATTTTAATTTTTGTATTTGCCGAATTACCAGCTCCTAAAGTTTCTATTTGAAATAAATCGTATCTGTCACCACTAATAGTTTGAGATTTAATCATAGGTGTTAATGCTTCTTGTGCACTAAATCCAAAGTTTTGATTACCTAATACACTTACACTCGCCGAAGTTGAAGTATTAAATGACATATTGCTGTTTTGGAAGAATCCATAAACATATGCCTTTTTAGCTCCAAATGGAGATGTACCAAATACTGCTTCTATATCATTTGTATTTGTTGAATTCAAAGATGCAGTTACTGATAATAATGAACCCGTTATTGAGAAATCACCATTACCATCTGTATCCGATACAGTTGTTGCTGCAAAACCTGCGTTTGCACTTGCTGATGTATTAAACAAAATACCTAAACTAGCCGATACTGAACCCGAAGTTGCGGTTAATAATAAAGGAGCGGTTTCGGTGTAACCACCAATACCAGCTACTCTACAAATTGTAGCGCTTCCAGCTTCTCTTAAATATGATTGTACTGCTAATGGAGTATAATATGTATCATCAACCACTCCAAATAGAGTTTCGAATTCAGCTTGTGAGTTAACGATTGTAGGAGTTAAAGGGCCTTCCTTAAAAGGTCCTATGAATGCTGCACCGATTTCAGCTACACCCTGTTGTAAGAATGATAAGTCGTTTTCTTTTGTAAATACGCCCGGTGATACTATTTTTTCTGCCATTTTGTGCTTTTATTTAATTTTTAATGTCTACTATAAATATAATCTTTTATTTCAAAACAACAAATCAATGTTATTTGTATGTTGGAGAGAAATGGTCATATACTTGTCCTACCGATGCTGCTGATTGTAATGTACTATAAAATAATACTGGTCCAATTTGTCCGTTCCAAAATGTTGTTTTTGCACTATTAGTACCAACTGTTAAATGGTTAGTAGATGCCGGTGCTGAAAATGCTGATGCTGTAAATGTTCCTACTGATGTTTTATCTACATAAACCGTTACAGTTCCTGATGGTTGGAATGTTGCTGAAATCATATACCAAACGTTTGATGATAATGAAGTCGTTAATTGTGCACTATTTCCTAATGAACTACCATAAAATTTTACTCTATTTAAAGTAGAACTATCTGATGATTCAATTGCTAAACCATAAAAACCTGCGTAGTCAAAAATGTGTCTAGTAGTTGTACCTAATGTTGTAGTAGGTCTTATCCACATATGAATAGTTCCGGTGTTAGTATTGAATTGAGAAATACCACCATTGATATTTGTTGTTATATCTTTAAACCAGAATTGGTTTGTACCATTTCCTGCGAAAGATTTTTCTTTTCTACCTACTCCATTATTATATGATGGGTTACCACCTGTAATACTTGCTGATGCTCCCTGTCCTGCTGGTCTAAGACCTGTACCATATCCACTCAAATCTAACCAATCAGTTGTAGCAGTACCATTTGTAGATGATGCTTTTGATGGGTCAACATACATTCTTAATCCTGCAGATGGAATATATGGTTGAATTACTGTACCTTTGTTGTGTGATATTACACCATTTGAAATATAAACATCGGCATTTTCCACATTAACAGTTGCGATTTCCACATCTTCTCTAACAATTGCTACATCATAGATTTCTTCTTCACTTCCATCAGCTTTAATTAATCTATCTCCTGGAAGAATATCTCCAACAATTTTAAATTTATATTTTCCTATTTCATTATCCCACACATATAGAGGGTGAGTTTCGGTAGCATCAATTACTCCATTATTTAATGAATAGTATGCTCCTGCGAAATTAAATGTAATATCTGATACTACAACGTTTTGTGCTGAACCCGATAATGTATCTGAATGATAAAATCTCCATTCAACTTGGTCACTCTCTGGGTCTTGCGTTTCATCCGGTAATCCGGCTGGAACCCAAGATTTAATTTCATCACCAACATTCAAATCTTCAACATTAACCATTGTACCATTTGCTAATTCTATTTGTGTACCAAATAATAAACAAAAATCAGGTTCGTTGATTGTATTATAAACATCTACTGCGTATAATGTTTTTGTAGTTGCGGTATTATATCCGGTTGCTGCTGTATTATATCCATCTGCATAAGTCATACTTAATACAGAAGATGCTTCCGAATAATTTGCTGCTGCTATTGATGCTGGTGTAATTGGAAACGATGGTGATGCTCCTAATGTTGCAGTACCTACTGAAAAGTTTGCGTTACCAAATGATACTGCGTAATTTTCTGCTACACTTCCAACTCTAGTCCCATGCACTGCTCCTGCTGAGCCAAATGAGAAGGTTGCTGTTTCGGTTGTACTTTCTACAATATATGTATAAGTTGGCAAATTTGGTGTGACCGAATCGATTGCAAATGAACCGAGAGAAACTTGCGTTCCTGCTGATGCGTTTCTTGCGTTTAATGATGAAGCTTGTGTAGTTCTTGTTGAACCTACTGTTGCTCTGTATAAATTACCTAACGATAAATTTGTTTTTGCCATTGTATAAAGTGTTATTCTCCGTTATAAATATCTAAAAGTTTTTCTTTCCAATCATCTTTGTTTGAAAAGTTTTTAATCATCCAATTTTTAAGTTTTTCAAACTCTGTTTTACGGGTTTCGTAATCATCCTCACATATTTTTTCGTAGGTCTCTCTAAACGATAACGCATCACTCGCTTTGTATTTATAATCAAGTGGTACGTGCCATTTTTCATGTAGTATTGGAAGCTTTCCCCAATCCACTGCTTCAAAAATTCCATATCCAAATGGTTCATACTCAAAACAAGAATGAGAGATTCCCCAATCAAGTCCATAGAACCTTTCTTTATATTTATAATCAAATTTGTAAACTTTTGATTTTTCAAATTTGTATCCATATTTCTTTTTATAATATTTGTTGAATGTTTCTGAATTGGTAGAAATGTATCCACCCAATCCATCTATATATTCAACATTCTTTCTACCTTCAACTCTTGCTGCGTATCCTAATTCAATTGAGTTTGAAAGTTCTTTGTTTTCTGTAAATGTGTAATTATTTGGAATATGATATAAATTTTCCGTTTCATATGGAAAATGATATAATCCTACCCAAACTTTATTTTTGATTTTATTTATTAATTCGTTTTCGTATTCCCAATTTCCGTACCAATGTAGATATTCATCTTTATCTTGTTGTGCCATTAAAGACACTTTGGTTAAATTATGAAAAACTATTGAGTCAATCTTTTCCAAATTTTGATGAATAGCTCTGGTTGGAGTATAATGACCATGTAAAATATGTATCCTTCTTGCACCTTCTAATATTTCAATGATTTTATCTTCGGATGTTTCCCAAATATGGTCTATTTCAATTGGAAATTCTTCGTAATTTGTAGGTTTATGTCTATGGAATAGAAGAAGTGGCTTTACCTCTAAATGAGGAGCCACTTCCTTTATCCAATTTGTTACCCATATATCAGCACCACTATTGAACCAAGGGCCTCCAGCGGTGGTGTAATAAATATCGTACATTTATTTAGAACCTATTTGTGCTTTTAATTGCTCTATTTGAATTTGTTGTTCTTTAATTGCTTCAACTAATAATCCCATCATTTTAGAGTAATCTAATGCTAAGAAACCATCATCTCTAGTCTTAACTACTTCTGGTAATACTTCTTGTACTTCTTGTGCTATCAAACCTGTTTTAGGAGTTGATTTTGTTACTTCATTCACATCATCATTCCATTCCCAAGTTACACCATTCAATTTAGTTACTTTTTCTAAAGCGTTTGGAATAGTTTGAATGTTATTCTTATGTCTTTTATCCGAAGTAAAGAATGCCGTAATATCACCTGTTGCAGTTACTGCTCCGGTTACTGTTAATGCTCCCGTTGCGGTTGCTCCACTTACTGTTAAAGAAGTTAATGTTCCTACCGATGTAATTGCTGGTTGTGCTGCCGTTGTAACTGTAGCGGCCGTTCCACTTGTATTACCCGTTACATTACCCGTTACATTACCCGTTAAGGTAGCAGTGATTGTACCTGCACTAAAATTACCACTTGCATCTCTTGCAACAATTGCAGAAACTGTATTTGCAGATGTTGCTGTTGTTGCTGAATTACTTACTTTACCTGCAGTTGCAATTGTTGCCAATTTAGTATCAACAATTGCTGCCGAAGCGTTGATATCTCCGTTTACAATTGTGCCATCAACAATCATATCACTTGTTACAACTCCTGATGCTATTGTTGTTGCGTTACCAACTGATGTTACATTACCTGTTAAGTTTGCGTTTGTTGTTACTGTTGATGCGTTACCGGTTAATGCTCCTACGAATGCAGTTGAAGTTACCGAAGTTAAACCTACTAATGTAGTTGAACTTGCACCTAATGCAATTGCAGTTGAACCAATAGTAGTTGAACTATTAGTTAATTGTGTATTTCCAATTCCTGTTACTTGTGATGAACCACTTACTATTCCTGCTGGGATAGAAGAGATACTTGCGTATGTAATTTGTGAAGAACCACTAACAATTCCGCCAGGGATAGAAGAGATACTTGCATATGTAATTTGAGATGAACCTGAAACTACTGAATCACCACCTACTCTTAGTATTGCTAATTCACTTCCTTTAGGGCCTGCTATCCACTTATCGTTTGTAGTATCCCATAACATAGAACCTGTTGCAGTGTTTCCACCTGCAGCATCTTTAACGTAAATACCACCATTTGTAGTAAGTGTTCCGTTTAATACTATAATATTATCACCAATGTTTATGTTTGTTGAGTCAATTGTTGTAGTTGTACCATTTACTACAAAATCACCACCTACTGTTAAACCAGTTGTTGTAATAAGTGAACCTGTAATTGCTACATTATTTCCAATTTGAATTGCGTTACCATCGGATGAAAGTATTTTATTTCCTGCATATAAAGTCGTTGTTCCTTTTAACGCAATTACACCCGTAGTTGGGTCTAAAATCACATCACCTGCTCCTGTTGAAGTTAATGTTAAATTACCTTCTGCAGTTTGTAATGTAATTGTGTCAGCCGCAGTTTCTAATAATTTTAAAGATTGTCCTGCATCTGTTGTTAATGTTAAATCAGTTGCGTTTGATGAAAGAATCGCAGTACCATTCATATATAATGAACCGGTAGAAATATAAACGTGCCTCCACTGCTTAGAAGCAGAACCTAAATCAAATACGTTGGTTGTATGTGGAATAAGAGATGAACTCAAATTTGCAGTTACCGATACTGTATCGGATGTATTATCACCGATTGTAATGTTACCACCTAATGTTAAGTTACCATCAATTTTTGCATTTCCGGTAATATCCAATGATGAACCTGAAATTCCTTGTGAAGAGGAATTAATTAATAATGTTACATCACCTACTTCTCCACCAATTTGTAATGTTCCTAATGTAGTATTTACATAAGGTTCTCCGAATGCTAGTGAGCCGGATTTTTGTGCGGTCGTACCGCGTCTAAATTTAAGTCCCATTTTAGTTTACTCTTTTTTTTAGTTTAAAGTATAAGAAAACCCTATACCCATATAAATATCTATTTATTTTCTAATCGTTTAATTTTTGCTGATAATTCTTTAATTGCTTCAATTAATAATGGAACTATTTTTTCGTATTGAACTGCTTTGTATCCGTTATCTCTATTTGTTACAATTTGTGGAAGGATTTCTTCAATTTCTTGTGCAATTACACCCACATCATTTCCTTTGTGAGAGTGAATTGTATCATATCCTTCTTTCCAATCGTAAGTATTACCACTAATCGATTCAACTTTTTCTAATGCGTTTTGTATTGGTTGGATATTTTCTTTTAATCTAATATCCGATGAGTAGAATGCAGTAATAT